AAGGTGGGGATGGTTTTGCAGCGTTCGGGTGTCCAGTAGTTCATGAGTTGCGTTGGCTTGAACTGATCCAAGTATGCACCCTGATGTGCCCTGATGTCTACCCTGACGTGTGACAGGGACGCAACTGGTTCAATACTGCGGGATGACTGAAATGATCGCGCCCGCTGGTTCATACGGCAGGCAATACCGCTTGCTCGCATTCAGCACAACGACAAAACAATCATCCTGCAGCACACCACCGTCCACTAACGCATCAAGAGTTGACCGACAGCACTTGTCGATATCGTTCCTTTTCACCGTGTATTGCTTCGGTGCATTCGCACGCGGTTGCCCGTTTGTCGTCAGATGAGTCTTAGGTCGAGCGAAACGAAACACGATCGACACCGCTACAGGCACATCCATTGGACGCGAAACAGATGGACACGCGCCAACAATCGCCATGCGCCATGGCTTGCATCGCTTGGAAACCTCGATTAACCTGCCGCCACCGACATGGCGTTTTGAGCCTTGCGGAGCTGGGTCAATTCCATTTATCGCAATGTGAATTGGCTCGAATTCACGTTTATTTTCATCCGCTTCATTTTTCATGATTCAACAGATCGGCTTCCACCAAGAAAGCGTAAATCCGTTTATCGAACTCAAGATCTACCACATCACAGAAGATCGCAAAATGCTCTTCGGTGAATGGCAAGCCCCATCAGGCAAATTTGAGGAAGCAATCCTTAATCCTGCCTACGGCGAACAGAACGTTTTAGAAGTGCTTGAAGTCGGCACCGTCGTTCACATTCGACAGCCGAAAGAAAACACCAAGTCACGCGGCACTAAGTGGCGTGCCTACATGCGACCGCTGGCTGAGCAACCGATCTGGGTGCAGGAAGCTGCCAACCCGCAAGAAAAGCAGCTGCCAAAGGTCGTGCAGATCCGTCGTGCAGTTATCAAGCCTGTAAGCGGCGACCCGTTGCGCGTGACCATTAACGAATCTTTCCTTGCGCAGCATTGCCGAGAAGTTGCGCAAAAGAAGGGTTACACCGGCAACACGGCTGGATCAAAAGCCGTGATGGACATCATCCGTGCCGCAATGAAAGCAGGTCTTGAAGCATGACCCCAGAACAACGTGATGCGCTGTTGAAGGCGCTGCGAAAGGATCTAGAGCAAACCCGCAAGACGGTTGATTTCTTGCGGCAGCAACGCGAGCATGAAGAGGCCCTGTACTGGGAAACCGGTATTTGGCGCGACGTGACCCGCAGTGAAGCCGAACAGGTCAGACAGGATTCAGGTCTGATGCTGACGCAGCACGAAGAAACGCTGAAAGCGTTTTTTGCCGCAATGGATGGGCAAAAAAAATGACGGTGTAGGCAACACCGTCAAACCAAACGCAACTCACAGGGTATGCCGACCCCGCACCGAAAATACCATGTCATTCATTCCAGAGCAAACCCCGTTTGTCGCGCTGCCAACAGCGTTACGGGGTCGCCTTGCACCGAACCAACTTGCAGTGTTGTGGGTGCTGCAGAGCTATTACCCGGAAATTTTCCCGAGCTACGAGCGGATTGCGAACGACACGCAGCTTTCGCGTAGCACGGTGATCCGCGTCATAAAGCAACTGGCAGCCGATGGCTGGCTGGTGAAGACCGACCGATTTGCGGAAAACGGGCAGACCAGCAACGTCTACGAAGTCCGCGTGTGGGACAACCGGGGTGTAAATCTGACACCCCCTAAACCTAGTGTTGATCCGGGGTGTCAATCTGACACTAGTGTCACAGTGACACGGGGGGGGTGTCAGCCTGACACCCTAACTAAAACAAATCAACTAAAACAAATAAAACCAACAGCCAATACTGTTGGTTTCCAGGTGCTGGACGGTATTGACACGCCTGAGACGAACGGAAACCAACGGCAGGCAGGCACGGAACAAGTTCCGAACAAAACAGCCCGCAAGCGCACGACCTACACCGACGAGTTCAGCGCCTTCTGGAAGCAATACCAAGCCATCGACAAAAAGGCTTCAGGGCAGTCCAAACCGAAAGCTGCGAAGGAATACGCCATCGCACTGCGTCAAGCGCCTCACAGCGCCTTGCAGGACGCTCTAAAGGCTGCTGTCAACGAACAGTCACGCGCAGAACGCACCCCAGGGGCACTTGCGGCCACGTTCCCCGATTGCTTCCGTTGGCTGCGAGACGGCAAATATGAAGCGTTCCTTGAGAACGGTGCCTCAGGGGTTGAAAAACCATTCGACCCGCGTGATCATGCGCCGAACGGGGACGACCCGTTTTGATTTTTAGCCCTTCCGTGAGCGCGGAAGCAGCAATTTTGAAGCCGAACACCTTTCGGGCTGGTGGCCTACAGGTTCACCGGCTGATCTCACGCGAAGGTCCATCACCGACCTTCGTTCTGTACTACCGCAACACCGCCAGGTTTTTTCATGACCCGGCAGATATTCGTCGCCATTTGCGTCTCACTAAAGGATCTGCGACACGCGATCAACTGGTCGCTTGGTTTGATTCCTTCGATACAGACCAAAAACCGCAGGCAGACTTTCCTCATCAACGGATCGCTGCTGAAGGTTTCGGCCCCGAAGCACACTTAGACAGCACCGACCCGAATCACAACACCAAGACGGTGATCTGATCGCGTCATGACTGCAAATCACAAACGGCTTGCACAAAGCCGTGATACTTCGTGGCGGCCGCCCGCACACGAATGCTTCGCCTGTAACGATTCGGGAATCATCAGTAATTCAGACGGTCTCGTTAATGAGTACCTGCCGGATTACGACGCCGAAATCATCGACGGTGTACTTCACCGCCAAGGCGGTGCAGACCTTGCCCTGATTTGTCATTGCAAGTGCGCCTACACCATCTACGCACCAGACGGCAGCACCGCACGCGGTGGTCTGCGTGACTCTGGGACATCAGAACCCATCACGGTGCAAACCGATGCTGGGCCGCGTTCTGTAGGCATTTCAATCGACAAAGACACCGCACGCAAACTGCACCAGCGACGTAAACAACAATGGCTTGAAACTGCTGCATTCATGAATCAACAGCAGCTTCAACCAACACCCACAAACGCCACTGCTACTAATGTCAAACGACAACTGTCAGCTTCCTCAGGAATCCTCAAAGACTTGCGGATGTCCCATGCCGCTTAACGACTTGATCGACGTTTCCAAGCGTCAAGAACCCGTGATCGCAAAACTAGAAACGATCATGGAAGATGCCCTTGCAACCGCTGCTGCAATTTCTGACAACGCCTTTGACGAACAGCGGCAAATACCAATGGCTCTGGTATCATCTTTCGCTAAAGACCTTGAGATGATCAAGGAATATCTGTTCACCGCTGCATCGGTTCATGAGAGACGTAAAAGTTAGTTTGTCGCCTGAAGACATCGAAACTTACGACCGGATGGCACGGCAGGAAGGTGTGTCCCGTTCAGAGATCATCCGTCAACTGCTGCGTTCATCCGGCTTCGGTAGCGGCGCACTGCATCGCGTCACAGGCGCAATCCGTAAACGCTTCCATGGTGTATTTACCGCACAGCAAGCCGAGCAAGCCGCCGCGATCGCCATCGTTGAAATCGCACATCAGATGCGACAAGAAACTGGGCGAACTGCTGGAACTACTTGATCACTATCACCTTGCGCTCTACGAAGACCGCAACAACCCCAATCGTCCACAATTTATTGATTAGCCCTAGTTATCATTAGGGCGAAAGCCTGTTACTAATGGCTGCAAAAAATACCACCAAAGCAGAAACTGAATTGCGCGTTGCTGAATTCGTTCGCATCGTTGCAAGCGGTGGTCGTCGGTCTGACTGCATTCGATATGCGACAGATCACTGGGGGGTAACTGATCGGACGGTTGACAAGTATCTAGCCCTCGCACGCGATCAGATTCGCGCTGATTGGGACTTAGAACGACCGCAGATGGTCGCAGACCTCTTGTCGCAATGCGCCACCCTGCAGCAGGAAGCACGCGCTAAAGGCCAATATCACATCGCCCTGGGTGCCATCAACACCGCCGCAAAACTTGCACAGCTCTGTTCATGACCGAAGAATTCTGGTACGAGCCAACTGAAGACGACATGTACCGCGTCTTCATGAAGATCGACGATGTGACCATGAGTTGCACTGTTTCGTCGATGCACTTGATTGAAGAGAAGCGTGCCCAGCTGCGTGGGGCGTGTCTGCGAAATGTCAATCCTTGATGCTGCACCGCTAGGTCATGTGCTCGGTGATTCATCGGGCCTTGACACTGACATGCTGCTTAAACGCATGAAGGCCGACCTACACCCAGGTCAGCTTGCGTTTGTCGAAGACCAAGAATCAGAAATCCTCGCGATTAGCGCCGGGTATGGCGCAGGTAAAACCAGATCGCTGCTTTGCAAGGCTGTGTCCCTTGCGATTGCAAATCAAGGGTTCACCGGGTGCGTCATGGAGCCGACTGGCCCGATGATCCGCGACATTTGGATCAGTGAATTCGATTCCTACTTAGAGCAGTACGAGATCCCGTACAGCTTTCGCGCAAGTCCACTGCCGAACTACACCCTGCACTTGCCTGGGGGTGACACGCATATCTTGTGCCGCAGTTACGAGAACGTTGGACGGATTGTGGGTGTCAACCTGTCGCACGTCATCGTTGACGAGGTGGACACAGTTCAATACTCAATAGCGGCGAAGGCATTTCCAAAAATCCTTGGTCGCTTGCGGTCTGGTCATGTTCGACAGTTTGCGGTAGCAAGCACGCCAGAAGGCTTTAGGTGGCTCTACAACGAGTTCGGCAGCCCTGAAGCACAACAGCGCACGGATCGCAAGTTGATTCGTATGCGCACGCAAGACAACCCACATCTGCCGCCTGACTTCATTGAACGCCTAAAGGCAAACTACGATCCGACGATGCTTCAGGCATACCTGAACGGGGAGTTTGTCAACCTAAACACCGGCCAAGTTTACGACAGGTTCGATAGAGAAAAGCACCTTTGTACGCCTGCAAAATATGAAGACGAGCCATGGCATGTTGGCCTAGATTTCAACGTCGGCAACATGTCGGCGGTGATAGGTGTTCGTGACGGCGATAAGATTTTTATTGTCGATGAAATCAGTGGCAGTCATGACACCGATTCGCTCGCACAAGAAATTAAACGACGAGCTGGGCAAAGATCCAAGATATACATCTACCCTGACGCATCAGGCGGAAATCGAAGCACGAACGCCACACGAACTGACATCGAAATATTGCAATCGTATGGGTTCATTAACCAGTCGGGTCGGTCAAATCCTCCCGTCCGCGATCGGGTTTCTACTGTTCAAGCTGCTTTGGAGAACGGCAAAGGGGAAGTCAGATTGCAAGTAGCGAAGCACTGCACCAAGCTGATCGAGTGCCTCGAACTGCAGTCTTATACGGAAGCAGGCGACCCAGATAAAGACGCAGGGTATGACCACATGGTCGATGCGCTGGGTTACTTGGTATGGAAACAATTCAGCCTGTTGGAAATGCGGGCTGGACGTGGTACTGGTTTTAGAATTTATTGAGTTAATCGGCTGCAAGTCATGGCCCGTCGATATGTACGCGACAATCGCGGCAGATTTGCAACCACAGGTGCAACGGCTCGCGGCGGTCGTTTAAGAACAGCAAGCGGCAATAAACGCAAAGCGCAAACGATGAAAGCAACGCCTGGTGAATCCAAGCGTGGAACGACAAAGCGCAGCACGATCAAGGCAAGGCGCACTGAAAAGCCGAAAGTTTCAAGCGCACGCGAACAGGCAACAAATCGCCTGAAGCTCAGAACTGCAGCCAAGCGCAGATTGATAGCTGATCGAGGCTCTGTGATTCCTGCGCAACCCAAAGCGCGTCGGATTCGTGCTCAACGTCCTGCATCAACAGTTGCCAAACCACGCACCAAAGGCAATGACCCGAGAACTGTTGCGCGTCGCGTTGATCGCAAGGTCGCTGTGAATGAAGCGAACCTGCGGAACATGACTCGTTATGGAAACTTGCCAAATCCGCGTCAATACGACAAAGCGATTAAGCGTTCTTTGACGTTGAAGCGTGCGCAAGATTTCACAAGAACCGGTCAGCTGCCTGGTCGTGATAACTCGATCAGAGCGCAACGCGAACGACGTGCAGCCAGTCAACGACTTGCGGCGAAGAATGCAGCACGGCGACGCGGCGACACTGCTTCTGTAAACGTGCCGATGCGTGGTTCACGCGGTCGTCGCCTTGACAGTGAGATCACCCGCAACGTCACACAGCAGCGCACAACTAAACGCGCTGAAAGCCGAGCACGCAACGCGCAATTCAAGTCTGATCAATCACGCGCTAAAGCACTTCGCGGCAAGTACGGCGATCAGCTTGCTAAGGACTTCGCTGCTAAATCTGGCCGCAAAGTCAGCGAGGTAAAAGCCACGATCAAAGGCATGGCACCATCGCAACAGGTGAAGTTGCTGACGAGGGCTGGCCGTGAGCAACGAGCACAAGCAAACCTTGCCCGTACTGCTGACACCCGTAACAAGCCAGGATCAACCATGATCAGGCGACCTTCTCAAAAGATGACACGCGGCAATCTTCGCGCTGAAAGAGCCCTTGAGTTTTACAAGGATCCGAAGCAAGCCTTGAAATCAGTCAACAAAACGCGCCGTGGTTTTAGGTTGCCAAGGTCAATGCGTTAAATCTGATCTATAGTTCAGCCGCTACATGCTTCCGTTATGGAATCATTCCTCACCAAGCTGAACGACCTGATCGCTGAACAGGAAGGGGTATCGCTCATTGAAATGGTCGGTGCCCTTGAAATTACTAAAGCCGAACTGATCGAAAGCCTGTTTGAGGTTGACGATGACGAAGCCTAAAGTCACAGCGGTCGGCCGGATGCTGCAGCCAAAAAATGGCGAACCACGCAAGCATCAAGTGATCAAGGTCAATGCCAACGGCACGGCCAAAATCATCAAAGACAAAACACTAGACAATTGATTGCCTCAGGTGTAACTTAGTCGAGTTCTGTTTATTGAAACATGCTCGAAGGCGCTGATTTGCTCGCAAAATGTCGCGAGGGTACGCATCTGTCTAAATCCGACTTGGTGCGTGCATGTGGTTACGTTACTGAGCGTCCTGATGGACAAGGTGAGCGCATCAAGTTCACCGAGTTTTATGAAGCCTTGCTCGCCGCAAAAGGTCTTGTTCTAAAGACCGAAAAGCGGATGGGTCGCAAGCTAACGCATCAGACCAAGATCCAAAAAGATGGCAAGCTGCTAATCGGCAGCGCATATGTCAGCGAACTGGGTCTGGAACCTGGCGCAAAGTTTGACATCAAGGTGGGTCGCAACAGCGTTGTTCTGACTGCTGCAAACGCTGAGTAAACTATCAGCATTGGCCTGCGAGATTAGCTGTGTATTCTGGTTTTTCTCATTACGATCGCCAGCGATTCAGCAAAGTTTCGCAGGTCTCAGACCCTAATGCCGCTTGGCACAACCAAGAACCGCATTGGGGTCTAATCGAAGACTTAATCGGTGGCACTTACGAAGTGCGGCGTCGTCATCGCCGGTACTTGCCACAGGAAGAACGAGAGCAAGATATCAGCTATGACCATCGTTTGAGCAGGTCAGTCGTTCCCCCTTACCTGCAGCGCCTCGAAAAAATGCTGGCGGGCATGTTGACCCGTAAGCCGGTGCGGCTTAACGACACGTCAGATCAGATCCGTGAACAGCTGTTCAACGTTGACCTGCAAGATGACCTCAACGTTTGGACCTATGAAACAGCACGCAAGCTGATTCGTTACGGGCACATCGGCGTTCTTGTTGATGCACCTACTGATGGCAACGGCAGGCCTTACTGGGTAACTTATACGCCGCGCCAAATTTTAGGCTTCAGACATGAAATTATCGACGGGCAGCAGAAACTAACCCAGCTGCGGTTGTCTGAAACAGTGACGCTGCCTGACGGTGAGTACGGCGAAAAGCAAGTGCAACAGGTGCGTGTGTTGACGCCTGGTGAGTTCAAGCTGTTTCAGAAAGACGAGAAGAAAGGCAAGATGGAAATCGTCGATGAAGGTACGACAAGCCTGCAAGATATCCCGTTCAGCGTTGCATACGCCAACCGCGTAAATTACATGGAATCGCGGCCGCCGCTGGAAGATATCGCGATGCTGAACCTGAAGGCATATCAGGTGCAAAGCGATCTCGACAATCAGCTGCACATCAGTGCGGTGCCATTCTTGATTTTCAAGGGCTTTCCGTCTAGCGCAGAGGAAGTTAGTGCTGGTCCTGGTGAGGCGATTAGCTTCCCTGCCGAAGGTGACGCACAATATATTGCCCCGCCATCAGATGCATTTGCATCGCAGTTCCAACGACTTGATCAAATCGAAAAGCAGATCAACGAACTGGGTCTGTCTGCTGTGCTTGGTCAAAAGCTGAGTGCCGAGACCGCAGAAGCTAAGCGTCTTGATCGCAGTCAAGGTGACAGCACCATGATGGTCATCGCGCAAAACATGCAGGACATGATCGACAACTGCCTGCAGTTTCATGCGCAGTATTTGAACGATCGCCAACCCGGCAGCTGCTACGTCAACCGCGATTTTCTTGGCACACGCCTCGAACCGCAAGAGATTCAAGCACTGCTGCAGCTTTACACCGCTGGCACGATCACGCAAGAAACCTTGCTGTCACAACTCAGCGACAACGAAGTGCTGGGCGATGACTTTGACATTGAAGGTGAACTTGAAGCCACACAGGCTGGCGGCTTGCTTGATGCTGCACCCGAAGACACGATCATTGAATGATCGGGCATGATGGATTAGTGGCGGATTGATCATGGAATCGGACACGCCAAATAAATCAGAGAAATATCAGATCCACTACGTTCAGCGCGAATTGCCGCACCCGTTGTTTGCCATTGTGCGGATGACTTGGTTTTCAGAGCATGGCGCAGAACAAGTGGACGAAGTGCGAATCATTGACGAAGGCGAGGAAACTATCAAAGGTTTTGCCGAGGTCATGAAAACCGCGATTGAAGGCGGCGCTGAGGTTTGCCTGCAATGCCCTTATGACCCTGAAGAAGTGGGGATGCATGAGTAATGAGCACACCCTCAGTTTTGTTCAGAAATGCGATTGATCTGAATCGTTACAGCAACAGTGTTGCACGGCAGATCATCGAAAATTACAACCGTATTATTTTGGACTCTGTAGATCAACTGCAGAGGCTGATTCCGAACGTTACTGAAGGTGAATTACAGCCAATTACTGCGCCAGCAAAGGCCGCACGGTTGCGGTCGATATTGGCACAACTTAAGGAATCACTCGACACCTGGGCGGGCGACAGTTCGTTGCTCACTGCGTCAGAGTTGCAGGGTTTGGCTGAACTGCAGTCTGAATTTGTACAAGGTCAGCTGGAACAAGCTTTGCCGGCTGGTTCGCGCACTGCTGTCAACACGGTTGAGATTTCACCGCAGTTTGCACAATCGGTCGTGATGACTGACCCGACGCAGATCGGAGTTGTGACGCTTAGCGATGACTTGTTCGCTGCTGTTGAAGGATCACCGCAGAGGTTCAGCCTTACTGCAACGCAAGGCACGGCGATCACGTTGCCAAGCGGTCAAGTCGTCAACAAAGCATTTCGCGGCATTGCAGAGAAGCAGGCTGAACGTTTTGCGCAGGTTGTGCGGCAAGGTTTGCTAACTGGTGAGCCAACACAGGAAATCGCAAACCGCATCAAAGGTCGGCTGGATTTTGGTGATATTGGTCCGTTGTCGCGCGGTCAAGTGCGTGCAGCTGGCTTGTCAGTCAAGCAACTGCAGAAAGCAGGCGGCGAACTAACGAGGGTGACGAACAGCCAAGTGCTGACCCTTGTGCGCACCAGCGTGAATCAAGTCGCGAACGCTGCATCGCAACAGGTCTACGAGGCAAACCAAGACATCACCAAGCGATATCGCTACGTCGCAACGCTTGATACGCGCACCTCTGCAATCTGTCGTGCATTAGATGGCCGCGAGTTTGAATACGGCAAGGGACCAAAACCACCGCAGCATTTCAACTGCAGGTCCACGACTGTTCCGGTGATTGAACAAGAGGAAGGCGAAACACCGCTACCAGTTGGCCGTCGTGCTGCGCAGGGTGGCATGGTGCCTGCAAATCAGAGTTATGGCGAATGGCTTTCTAAGCAAGGCAAATCACGACAAGTAGAAGCATTAGGAGAATCACGAGTTCCATACTTCAAAAGGCTTTCCCGCAAGTATGGCCCGCGTGATGCAATCGCAAAGCTTGTACGCGATGACGGTAGTGAATTAACACTGGCCGACCTGCGGAAACGTTACGGCCGGATAAATTGAAGCAGCGTCTTCATTGTCATGCCTGGCTACATGAAAGGCCCTAAAAAGCCCGCCAAACCGGTCAAGAAAAAAGGCAGCAAGAAAAAATGAAAAAAGGACAGCGCGTTAGTTGGATGTATCAAGGCAAGCGGACCTTCGGTGTCGTAACTGGTTCTGCAGGTACACGGGCATCTGTTAAAGGACCGAGCGGTGGCACTGTCACCCGAGTCGGCAGCAAGGAAGACCCGGTGATCCGCATCAAGTCGGAAAGCACGGGCAACCCTGTGTTGAAACGTCGTTCACAGTTGCGTTCCGCGCCGAAGCGTAAATGAGCATCAAGTATCGCGGCGAAGAATTCAGCGGTTACAACAAACCGAAGCGGACGCCAGGTCATCCGAAGAAATCGCACGCGGTACTTGCGAAAGAAGGCGACAAGGTGAAACTGATTCGCTTTGGTCAACAAGGCGTTTCAGGTTCACCGCGTCGTAGTGGTGAAAGTAAAGCGGCCAAAGAACGCCGCGCATCATTTAAGGCGCGACATGCGCAAAACATTGCCAAGGGCAAAATGTCTGCAGCCTACTGGTCAAATAAAACCAAATGGTAGAAAAGGTGTAAACTAAGCCTGCAAATTAGCCCTGTGGGTTAAATGTCTGAAGAGCAAACTGCTCCTGTGGAGCAAAATGCAGAACTGTCTAATCTGCAAAACGAACTAGAAGCAATGCGGCGCAAAAATGCCGAGCTTCTAGATGAGTACAAGAAAGCCAAGCAACAGTCAAAAGCTGTTCCTGATGGCGTCGATGTCAACGAGCTGATCGAGTTCAAGCGCAGCGTCGAACAATCGAAGCTTGAGTCAAAGGGCAAGTATGACGAAGCCCGCCAAGCACTTGAACAACAGTTCCGCGAAGCAACGTCTGAAAAAGACAAGCGGATTGCAGAACTTGAGGCCCGTATTCGTGAACTTGAGTTAATCAGCCCTGCTGTTAGTGCATTGGCTGATGTTGTGCATGATCCTGAGCTAGTGCTGAACACGAAGCTAGATCGCAATCAGATCGAGCGCGAATCTGATGGCACCGTTGTAGTGGTTGACGGTTATCAGCGCACACCTGTATCTGACTGGGCGAAACAAAATGTGCCTGACTGGATGCAGAAAGCACCTAAACCACAAGGTTCTGGCGCACCGACAAGTCGCGGCAACGGCGACATTCCTGCAGGAACGAAGAATCCGTTCAGCCCAGAACATTACAACATCACCGAACAGATGCGTTTGGCTCGCACTGATCGTGATTTGTACGAAAGGCTCAAACTTGCAGCTGGTCGTTAGTATCTAATCACGGCGAGGCTGTGCTGAGCCAACAAGGGCTGTGCCCGACTCAGTAAACCTTTTTTTGGTAATTTGTTATGGCTACCCTGCGTAGCGATATCATCGTACCCGAGGTATTTACCCCGTACATCATTGAAGAGACCACCCGTCGGGATGCATTCCTGCAGTCCGGTGTTGTGTCTCCGATGGCGGAACTGAATGCCACCGAGGGCGGTGATTTCGTCAAGGTTCCTGCTTTCGCAGCAAACCTGGCTGGCGACTTTGAAGTGCTGACCGATAGCTCTTCACTGACTCCCGGCAAAATCACAACCAACCAGCAAACTGCCGTCATCCTCCACAGGGGACGTGCGTTCGAATCGCGTGATCTCGCAAGCCTCGCGGCTGGTTCGGACCCTATGGCCGCTATTGGTCAAAAACTTGCTGGCTACATTGCGCACCAGCGTCAAAAGGATCTGATTTCCACCCTTAGCGGTGTGTTCGGTTCCCTGAACGCCAACACCAGCAGCAGCGCATTCTTTGATCTGTGCATTGACTCTGAGTCTGGTGACACTCCGACCGCACTTTCTGCGCGTCAGATTGCAAAAGCTCGGTCAATTCTGGGCGACCAAGGCGAGAAGCTTTCTGTGCTTTGTATGCACAGCAAGGTTTACTACGACCTCGTTGAGCGCAACGCAATTCAGTACGTCAGCACTGAAGATGCACGCGGCACTTCTACCACCCAGTCAGGTGGTGATGTGAGCGGCCAGTTCGGCAATCCTTCCGTTCCCGTTTACATGGGAATGCGCGTGATTGTTAGCGACGATGTGCAGACTGCAGGCTCTGGTTCTTCAACCGAGTATGCAACTTATGCATTCACTCCTGGCGCTGTTGCATCTGGCGAGCAAACCGGCCTCGACATCGAGCAAGACCGGGACATCCTTGCCAAATCCGATGCAATGAGCCTTGACGCTCATTATGTGTACCACCCCGTTGGTGCTAAGTACGGTTCTGCAACCGTGAACCCGACCCGCACTGTTCTCGAAACTGCGTCTAACTGGACGAAAGTCTTTGAGACCAAGAACGTCGGGATCGTGCGTATTACCAACGTTTCCAACCAAGACTGAGGTAATTAACCATGGCATCCCTCTTTGAAGTAACCGCCGGCAAAGCCATTGGCTATGTCAAAGGCGGCGCTGTTACCCAGTTGACCGATAAGTCCACTGGCGTAACCCTGAACCAGCCCTGCGGTCAGATCACCACTGACGACGCTTCCCTTGCTGGTGCGGCTGAAGTTTCCTTCACCGTTACTAACAGCGAAGTGGCCGCCACCGATGTGGTGTCTGTCTGCGTGCAATCTGGTGCAAGCACCGGTACTTACATCGCAAGTGTGAGCGCCGTTGCTGCTGGGTCTTTCGATGTGACCCTTTCCAACGTCGGTTCGACTGCAGGTGAAGCCCTTGTGCTGAACTTTGTTGTCATCAAGAGTGCAGCTTCCTGATGGGGTTGTTCGCTTTCCGGCGAAAACATGAGATTGAGGCTGCCGCAAATGCGGTGGCCTCTTCTTCTGTTGACGCGCCAAAATCTAAAAAACGGACCGTGAAGGCCGATGGCAATCTCAATCGACGCAACAGCGGGCGGCGCAAGCGCCAACAGTTACCTGACGCTGAGTGACGCACAAGATATCATCGACGGCTTGATCGAAGATGATGACGTTACTGCGTGGGCAAGTGCTACCACGGATCAAAAGAATCGTGCCCTTTATACCGCTGCGCAGCGCATTGATCGCGAGCGGTTTCTAGGTGCAAAGGCAACTGATACGCAGGCGCTTGAATGGCCGCGAACTGGTGTCAGGCGCCCTGGGACGTATATCAACACTTACAGCGTTGGTTTTCCGTTTCGTATTACCACTGATTACTACACCGACGAAGAGATCCCTGAGCGGGTCAAAAAAGCACAAGCGGTGCTTGCTGTTTATCTAAACAACAACAAGGATGGCATCGGCCTAAGCGGTCTTGAGGATTACAAGAACGTCAGTATCGGCAGCTTGAATGTCACACCAAATCAGTTTGGTGCTGTCGGTTTGGATCGTATTCCACCGATTGTTCAGGGTTATTTGAACGGCATTAGAATCAGTGGGCCGGGTAACGTTTCCATCAAACGGAGTTAATCATGCAATACATGTATCCGGGTGCTGAATACATTGACGACACTGCAGCGCATACAGGTCGTTTCGGCAAGATCGTTGCCCTTGAGGATTCTGTGATCGCTGCGATCGACACTGAAGACATCACCGGCAATTCAATGGCTGCAGCACCATTGAAGGCAAGCTGCGAAATCTGCGGTGTGATCACCAGCATTACGCTGACCAGCGGCTCTGTAATGGCTTACCGACTCTGATCATGTCTAAAGGTTTTGGATCCTACGGCGACGTTGATTACACCGTTGGCGCGGAAGTAATCACTGATTCTGTTGCACATACAGGTCGATTTAAGCAAATCGACTTCTACGAAAACAGCACGATTACTTCAATCGTCTCTGAAAATTACACCGGCAACACGCTTGCAGGTGAGTCGATGCCGTCCGGTTTCCATCTAACCGGTGTGTTTACCAGCATTCAGCTTCAGAACGGTGCCTGCATTGCGTATCGAATCTGATGGGACTTGCTAACTCTCTGAAAAAGGTTGCAGGCAAAGCCATCAGCAAGTTTGGCGGCAGCGTTACGGTCACCTTTGTGACTGCTAGTGCTTATGACACGTCAAGCGGCACGATTACTACAAGCAGTAGCAGCGACAATATCAAGGGTGTTTTAGAAGATGTCAATCAACGTGATGTCAACGAACTTGTGCGTGCTGGTGACAAGCGATTAACAGTTGCAGCGCAGGATCTGACAAGCACGCCTGAAACTAATGATCGAGTTTTGATTGGCGGCGTCGTTCATCAAATCATTCAGATCACAACGCAAGAGCTAGAAAACACCGCGATTACTTACGAGCTGTTCTTGCGTGCTTGATCATGGCAAAAGAAATACGGCTCGATCAGATTGCTGATCACATGCAAGAGCAGGTTGAAAAGGTCTTGCGCAAAACCGTCTTGCAAGCCGATTCAATGCTTAAACAGGCAAGCCCTGTTGACCTTGGTCGGTTTAGGAACAGCTGGGCGATTGGTCAAAACGCTGCACCGTTTGCTGGCTTACCTAAAGGTGATTACCGAAACACCCAGCCGCAAGTGCGCAAAGCGAACTACGGCACAGAAAAACTTGGCAACTATTACAGCATCCATAACAACCTGCCATACGCAGAAAAGCTCGCCTATGCGCAGGGCGGTTCCGGCAAGAAAGAAGAACAACGGTATGACCCAAATCGCAAGGTAACGAACTGGGCAGAGCCCGGCAAAGGAAGCAGCCACCAAACCAATGGGCCTGGTTGGATTGATTTAATCAACAACGACCTTCGTGATTATGTGAAGGCAGAATATGAACGTATCAAGCGGCAAAGCTGATGGCGGCAGCAAACCTGAACACCATCAGATCGACCATTGAAGGTCGGCTTGCCACTGAGCTAAATAACAGCCCGCAGGTGCCGGTTGTATTTCACAACATGGCATACAAGCCAACCCCGAACTCATCGTGGGTGCAGTGCCTTGTCAGCTTTAACAGCAGTTCGTATCTAACGCAGGGTCTACCTACAGGATCCGACAACCGCATGACCGGAGTGGTTGTTATCAACGTTTTCAGTGCTCAAGGTGTAGGAGCTGGGGCCAATTTGACAATCAGCAAGCGCATTCGTGATCTCTATAATCGAAACATTGTGTCGGGGGTTTACTTCGATGCACCAATCGGCCCGGAGGTAGTGGCAACACCATCGCCTGAAGGGTATTACCAAACCCAGGTCCGTGTGACCTTTGAATTCATTGAGGAACTCTGACCATGGCTATTCTTCGCGGTGAGCAAGGTTCTGTTCAGTTTGAAACTGGATCAGGCACCCTTGCAACTGTTGTCGGGACTCGTAGTTGGTCGATGTCGATCACTAAAGAGACCTACGAAACCACTGATCACGGCGATACTTTCCGTGCTTATGTTGGTGGTTTGATTTCTGGCTCCGGCACCGTTGAGCTGGTTTATGACCCTGACGCAACGGGTCAAGCCGGTTTGATTGAGGACGTCGTGAAGGCAAATGATGCCACTGATGCATCATTTGAGCTGTTCACCACCGGAAGCACCACTGGCACGGATTCGCTGGAATTTTCTGGCATCATTACCGACATGGAAATCACTTCCACTGTTGGTGAGCTTGTCATTGTTACCTGCAACTTCGTCACCTCTGGCACCATTACTTCTAACCTTGAGTGATGAACTTTTAGGCGTTTAGTGCTACTGTTAGCGGGTCATAGTTTGGCCCGCTTTTTTAATGGCACCGCAAAAGCGAACGGTTGACCTTCTTACTGAGGCGTTCGACCTGAACCAACGCCGTAAATTTGAGCTAAAGAATGCAGACGGTGAAAAGCTGACGGATCTGTATTTCAAGCCCATCACTCGTGCAGATCGCAAAAAAGCTTCAAGTCTTGCTGGTACTGAAGAAGCATTGGACATCAGCACGCAGATGCTTTGCCAAATGGCAGAACTTGAGGATGGAACCAAAGCCTTTGCGCCTGCTGATGCCGCGAAACTGCAACGCAGACTGCCTGAAACGGTGTTAAATGATCTTGAGCTGTTCTTGTTTGGCGTCAGCACGGACCCTGACATTGACGAGGCAAAAAACGACTGAAGCAGGACAAGTGGCTCAATTTTGAGTTTTTCTTGTCCTGCGAATTAGGAATGACTGTTAGTCGGCTTCGCACGGAACTAACCGATGCGGAGCTGATTTATTACGCTGCATATTATGCAGTTAAAGGGGAAGAGCAAGAGCGTTCACAGCAACGCGCCAAAATGCGGCGATAGCATGTGACTATCGCTTAGGTAGCCGTGGCAGTATCCAACGTTGAGCTGATTGTCAACGCGGTCAAAGCTATTAACCCGTTGCGCCAGGTTGACAAGGAAGGCAAAAAAGTACAACGCACCATGTCTGGCACGCAACGTGCCATGCGTAATTTGTCTGTTGTGGCTGGCCGCATGGGCAAACAGATGCGGTCTGCTTTTGATCGGGCTGCGGCAGGTGCAAGGGCACTGACCAATAAGCTAAGTGGTGTTCGCGGAGCGATTCTTAGCGTCGGTGCAGGCGCATTAACGAAACGAATCATTGGGCAAGCCGCAGAGTTTAAGCAAACACAAGTGCGGCTAAAAGCCCTGTCTGAAGAATATGGCGAGTTCGGACGCATTCAACAACTTGTAAGTAAAAATGCCAGGACTTTCAATCAATCGCAAGCCGAAGCGGCAAGCAATTTTTCAGACGCTTATGCACGTTTGCGGCCGCTCGGTATTTCGCTTGAACAAGTTCAAACGGTTTACGAAGGCTTTAATGCAACAGCACTAGCGAGCGGAACATCTGCCGCTGCTGCATCAGGTGCGTTTTTGCAGTTGAGTCAGGCGCTCGGTTCTGGTCGTTTGCAGGGTGATGAATTCCGCTCTATTGCGGAACAAGTGCCGGGCATTTTGCGACTTGTCTCAAAAGAGATGGGTGTTACGGTAGGTGAACTCAAGCAGCTTGGTAGTGAAGGCAAGATTACGTCGGACATTTTGATCAATGCTTTAGCAAAAGGTTTTGACGAGAACAAAGGCAAGATTGATGCATTACTAGCAGAATCTCCGGCGCAACAATTCAAGGCATTTAGCAATGCAGTTTCAGAACTAAGCAATGCAGTTGGCTCTGAATTGCTGCCTGTTGTTGTTCCATTGGTCAAACAGCTGACCGAAATCATTAAGGCGTTTGGAGACCTTCCGGGACCAGTTAAAACTTTCACGGCCGCCGTCATTGGCCTCACCGGGGCATTTGTGACGATGGCACCCGCATTGGCTGCAATTAAAAGTTTGCTTGCCGCTATTAGTGTTGGCGGTTTAATCGCGGCAGCGCCGTGGGTTGCACTGGCTGCAGGCGTTGCAGCTGTTGGCTATTCGTTATACGACGCAGCCACTGCACAAAGCCGGTTTAATAAACGTTTAGAGGAAGCACCTGTTTCTGAACTTGAGGAAGAAGCGCAAAAACTTACAGAGGAAGCCGACCGTTTAGAAGAAGCAGTCAAAGCGGCACAAGGCGCTGTCGAAGATTTTGTACTTGAAGGTGATATCGAACGCGTTCGCAGAATGCGCGAACAAGTCAAGCTTCTTAAAGAAGCAGCACGCGTCAAAGAGTACGACGCAACACAGGGTGCAGGTTTGAATATGGGCTTGATCAATCAAATGTCAAACGAAGCAGAGCAACAAAGGCAGACTAAATTAACAGAACAACAACGAAAGCAAGCCGAGGAAGCCGAAAAACGTCGCCAAAGACAAGCGCAATCAGCGGCTGAAATGATCAAACAACTTGAACGACAAATTGCATTAACCAATGAAGTTGATGATGCGAAAGATCGCATTTTGCAGCGGGATCATCAAATTGCAGATCTTGCAAAGCAATTCCCAGACCTGAAACAAACTGAAATTGACAACATCGAAGTTTTAATCAAGAAATTGCATGAAGCAAGGGAAGCAGAAATACAACGCGAAGAGGCTGCACAAGCCGCTGCTGATGCCGCCGAAAAAGCACGACGTGACGCCGAAGAAGCCGAAGAAGCGCGTCGAAAAGCGCAAGAGGCTGATCCTGGATATCAAATGAAACAGCAGCTAGAAGAGTTACTCAAGATTGAAAATCAGGTTGCTGCTGGTGCAACTGCTATTGGCAATGCATTCAGCAATGCCTTCACATCTGTCATCACTGGCAGCAAGAGTGCTCAGGAAGCACTAGCCGACATGATGGCGTCGGTTGCCGAACACTTCCTTGATATGGCGGCAAAGATCATTGCGCAGCAGCTGGCGATGATCCTGTACGGCACGATCATGAAGGCGCTGGGCATTGGCGGTGGTAGCTTCGCAATGTCATCTGGTGCTACTGGCAATTTCACTCAAGTCGATTCAAATGTTTTTGGATCACTTGGCGGCATACCAACAGGATATGCAGAAGGCGGTTACGTTTCAGGCCCGACTAATGCTCTTGTTGGTGAAGGCGGTGAACCTGAATACGTTATCCCTGAAAGCAAAATGCGTGAAAGCATGGCGCGTTATTCTCGCGGTGCTCGTGGTGGTTCTGTCATTCCCGAAACGGGCGGTTCTGGAACCTCAGGCGAAGGTGGCGGAACAGCAGTTGCCGAACCAATCGACGTTCGTTACACCGTGGAACGTATCAATAGCGTTGATTATGTGACTGCTGATCAGTTCCAGCGTGGAATGCAGCAGGCTGCAGCACAAGGCGCGACACAAGGCGAACAACGTGCCTTGACTACCCTTAGACAGAACACTTCGCAGCGCAAGAGGATTGGTCTCTGATGGCAGATCAAACGTTTGCCGTAACTGTTGTTGCTAGTGGTGGCGGCAACCGCTATCGCTTTGACGGTGGTTCGCTGGATGCTGAAACACTCGAACTGACAGAAGGCAAGACATACCGATTCACGCAGGAAGACTCAAGTAACTCAGGCCACCCGCTTCGATTTAGCACTACCCCTGACGGCACCCATGGCGGTGGAACGGAGTATACAACAGGCGTAACAACGGCTGGGACACCTGGCAGTTCAGGCGCTTATACAGAGATCACGATCGCCTACAAAGCACCGCTGCTTTTTTATTACTGCAGTGTCCATTCTGGAATGGGTGGTGCTGCTAAGACTGTTGGAATTGAAGCTAGTGATGCTGGCCTTGCATTCGGTCATTACTTGACGTTGCGCTCACCCACGACTTTGGGTGATTACAAGTTCCAAAACTACTGGGTCGGTGAAAACGCGCCTTTTTTTAACCAGGACACTGGCGCTAGGGTCGAATTTGGTTTTATGCCGTTTGCGTTTTCAGGTGTCACCGTCACTAAGTCCGGTGACAACCAACCTGCAACGATCGCTTTTCCAAACAACGAGCTGAGCCGTCCATTCGCAACGATTGCAGTGCAGGACGAATATCTAGCCAACGTTCGCACTGTGTTAATCGACCCAGACGACAAAGACGGTTACACCTTGATCAACCAGTACATCGGGCAGATTATTAGCGCCAAATGGGACAGCACAGCACTGACATTGGAGATGGCATCAGTGTTTGATGCTGTTGGAGCGGACGTACCACGCAAGCGTTTAACACGACAGCTTGTTGGTCATTTGCCGTTGACTAGCGCTGTTCGAGTTGCGTGATTGATCTTATTGGTAAACCTTATCGGCTAGGCGCTGATGGTACTGGGGCAGACGGGGCGATTGACTGCATTCATTTGGTTTATGAGGTATTGGCACGGTTAAACATTCCAACGCCTAAATTTCAGGCTGACTGGTATAACCAAAGCGTCAGACAGTACGGGCGTGATTTATTGAAGTGGGGAACTCGTGTTGAGCAACCGCAGTACGATGGGGACGTGTTGCTGCTAAATCAGGGTGATCCTGTTTTTGCAGTCGTTTGGAGCAGAGGATGTCTCTACATCAACCGGCATTTGAAGGCGGTCGCATGGTGCCCTATCGACGGAATGTCGAGCAACCACTGCTTCCGTATGAAAAGCGGCTGATCACGGCTCTTGGTTGTAGCGAGCAGGAATATCGACAGTTTGCGAATGAAGTAGAGCGTCGATACAAGGAGCGCCCAGAAGATTTTGCACACATTCCTCACGTTAGAAACGATGCAACAACGATTGCGATTGTCAGCCTTGTCGTCAGTGTTTTAAGCACTGCGGCTGCAATTTTGCTTGCCCCAAAACCAAAACAACCTAATCAGGTTGAGCGTCGTCAGCTTGCAGGTCGCACGGGCAAAGATATTTATGCGCCTTCGTTTGGCTTTGACAGTCTTCAGGAGTTGGCGCAATACGGTCAAACCGTTCCAATCGCATTTACCCGTCGTAAGGGTCAAGTCAATCCTGACGATCAAAACGACGACAAAGGAACAGGCGGTCTGTTGATTTCACCCCAGCTGGTGTGGTCCCGCATGAAGAGCTGGGGCGGCTATCAAGTTGCTGAGATTGTGGCGATTGCCGGTCAAGGCAACATGGCAAGACCTGAGCTTGCCGGAATCTTTCTTGGCAATAACGCCTTGGACGGCATTTACGAGGATTACTTTGATTTTTATTGGAACGGTGGCTTTGAAGTTTTAGGCGCTGGCAGTCGTCTGCGTGCGTATAACCTGCGCTACGGGAACTTAGCGATTGATGGCGACAGAGATAACCCAGGCTTGTCTGGTTCAGACCAAGTGTTTTATGCGCCTACGAGAAGTGGCGTAGCGCAGCCTGCATTTTGTGGTGCGTTTACGCCATCATCACAAACGCGATTTGGTGTGTTTACCGGCGTTCCAAATGGCACACCTTTCAGACCAAACTGGAAAGTTATTTCAATTCCAAGAGCTTACGATGATAAACAGCAAAGGCAACTGAAGAACCAACAGAAAAAGTACGTTGATCCTTATTTGATGGATAACCACCCGTTTGGTGGAAAGTCAAAAGACAGTGATCACGGCGCTGTTGAGTCTGGGATGCCTGGTACGGGCACGAATTATGCGAGGCGTATTGGAATTGTTGAGCACATTCGTGGCGGAACAGTTACCAGAGTCACCCATGGTGTAAGAGACACTGACAACGGAAACGAAAGCTGGAACAACCTAAAGCAAGAGGTTGATTGCTTGGTGGGTGACAAAATTAAAGTTCTTATCGGCAAAGGACGCCAAACAGAAAAGCCTTTCTCCGCTAAAAGTCTCGATGATGTTGATCTAAGCGATATTCGATCTGCCATCCAAGCAGAATCTGCAAGGTATGACGCGATGTTCTCGCGTGGTTCTACATGGATGGTGGGGCGCACCACTTGGAAGGTGACACATCGCAGCACCGATGATCCGTATGACGGTTCACGAGAAGACCATGTAAGTAATGGAATTGTGATCACGCTCGAATGTATTGAAACCTGGAGTCGCCTGCAAAGAAAAATTGGTCTCGTTGCTGAAGAAGCAATTACGGTCGAAGATTATCTGCCATTTACTCAAGAAGGAGATGATATTCACGAAGCATGGTATCCGCTACTCAAGTATGAACTCGGAACGTTTCAGAATACCCGATCCTGCGACGTAACCGAAATTGGTATCAAGTCGCAAGTTTGGAATAAGTTTGACGGAATTACTAACTTTAATACTGTTCCCTCTCCAGGGAAACTGGCCAACAATAACGATGATGATATAACTCTGAGCGAAGGCAATGTAACGTCGTTTGCGCATCGAATGTCGCTGTTTGCGGTAGACGTTCGACCTAGTAACTATGACTCTTCACGCAGCGACAATAACGGTTGGGTCAACATAGGCCCATATCTGTTTGCGATTGTTGGCAACTCACCTCTTGATATTTATTCGTTTATTAGGATCCAGCATCCTGATCGAGTGCAGTTCGAGTATCGGCTGCGTCCCTTTAATAGTGCAATTTTTGTAGAGCAAAGCGATGGGGCTGGCAACGTATTTGTTTTGGACGGAGGCCGTCTTGGCGCAGAAGCGTGGCTAAGCGATACAACATACGGCCAGTTTCAAATTCGAGCGCGTGGGTATTTTCAACAACCGAGAAATTATTTTACGCACCTTGAGATGGCTGCGGTTCCTGAGCTTATTACAGACGACGAGGGACGCATCAACATCAACTACAGCAGCACTCAGAAGGATACTTCTACTTTCTATCTAGAAACACTTAGTATCACGAATAACAATGTTATTCCTGGCAGCTTTTACACAAGCACTGGTGAGCAAATTTTAGACAGAACCGAGAGCAATATATACTCCATAGCGTTAGGCGTTGACCCTTATTTTGACAATATCCCTGTTGGCGAACGGCGCACTATTGAGAACTGGGAATATGTGCGAGACGCAGGCCGGGAAGTTTACATGAAACTCCATCTAATCGCGTATGAACAGAACTACGATCATACGCCCAGGAATAAGTGGTGGCGCGTCGAGCGAGTAGAGCTAGTCAGCTATAACGGTGATTATTCTGAGGGCGATACTTTTACAAAGCACGCAAGAAATGCTAACGGGGTCCAATTTGCATTTAGGTATCGCTTCCTGCATCCTTCTAATTCAGCAGGGCAGTTAGGTTTTAACTCAACGGCAACACGTCTTTGGCAGAAGTACAGCGGCTTGGCTGAAGTTTCCCACTACGGTGATTTAATTAGTCGTAGCTGCGATAACGGCACTGAGCACGAAATCGTTTACGTCAACGAGACACTTTCGGAAGAAACGACTCCTCAGTATGACGGTTGCGCAATGGCTGGTTTGAAACTCAAATCAAGCGACAACTTCAACCAGCTTGATCAACTTCGGACATACGTCAAGAACGGCATTGAGGTGGAGCGTTTAGTCGAGGGAGGTACTGGATCAAGCAATCTGTTGACTGATCTGCTCTGGTACTTGGTAACGAACAAGGACACTGGAGCGGGCAATATCCTTAACAGCGCTCTCGTTGACAAGGCATTATTGACGACAACTGGTCGTTACTTGGAAAACAACAAGCTGTATTGGGACGACGTGATCACAGACCCAGTCAATCTGCGCAGCTGGTTGTCTGAGCAGGCACCAAGTGTTTTGTGCTTTGTGTCGTTGAAAAACGGCAGGATGGCCCTAGAGCCTGCATTGCCTTATGACTCAAATCACAAGATTGATGCAAGCAGCCCAGTAACGATC